ATAAAAATAAAAATAAAAATAAAGATAAAGATCTAGATATAGATATAGTTTTAAACTCTAATATAAATATGCAAATATTTGAAACTTCTAAAGGTTTACAATGTGATAATATGTTTGTTGTAAAATATGATAGTACATCAAAATTATCTGACCCTACTAATCAAATTATATTATCTAAAATAGATAATTTAAATTTATGTAAAGTTTGTATTAATACTCCCTCTATATTAAATATTGATGTTAATCATAAACTTCCTCAAATATTAAAGTACTATATAAAAATATTTAATAAATATCCTTTATTATATTATGGTACATGTAAGATATCAATAATATGTAAATGTAATATATTAATATGTAAATGTACAGAAGATACAGAAGATAATAAAACATTTCACTTATTATTTCACGCAATGGAAGGAAGACCATTTTTAAAAAATATATATTTATTAAATGATCATGACTATAATAATTTCACAACAAAATATTCAGATTTATATCATAATAAATATTATAAATATAAACAAAAATATTTAAATTTAAAATATAAATAATATTTATAAAATCTATAATATATTTAATATATATTTTACATATATTATATCTAATAAACAATCTTAATATGTACAATATTAATATGCTTTTTATTATTACAAATTTTTAAAATTATTAATAATATATATATCTTCCTTTTTCATTTTTTCATATGTATAGGTATTTAAATTACATAACATATAAATAATATCTGTTACATTTTGTAATGATTGAAAACCATAAATTGTATTTTCAAACCCAATAATATATTCTTCATTTTTATAATACATATTTTTAGCTTTTTGATAACTTTCAGGATGAGGTTTTGGATTATGATAATCTTCACGTACTATCCAATTTTTTAATTTATTTAAACAGGGTATCTGTTTTTTTAATTCTACTACAGAAACTTTTTTTGTATTTGTTACTACACAATGATTAATATTAAATAAATCAATGTGCATTAATAATTCTTCAACTCCATCTAATAATGTAATTTTATTACAAGCATTATGGAAATAATCTAATTTCTTTTTTACAATTAAATTAATTAAATTATGATCATTTATATTTTCGTGTAAAAATTTATCAATTGTATTATGTTCAAAATATTCATCTGATATGTGCAAATTTAAATTAAAAGTTTTAAAAGCTTTATTATAACATGCAACATGTAATTTATTACTATTTATTAAAGTACCATCTAAATCAAATAATATAAAAATATTTGAGCTAGCTGATATATCAAATATTTTAGGATGATATAATTTGTGAAAACATTTTTGTAATCCCTTAGTTAATAGGGTTAAGTTATATTTATTAATATCATATTGATTATCTAATAATTTTACATCATATGGACGATCTGTTTGCATTTCTAATTTTGTTTGTTCAAGTTTACAAATATTGGTCATATCTTTATTTAAATAATCAGCAATTATATTTGCAATTTGATATTTTGTTGCTCGATCGTTAGGATTATAAAAATGATATATACCATTATACTTATCATTATTTAAAATAATATCATATATAAATTGACATAAATCATAAACAAATAATGGTCTTCTAATATAATAATCATTTTCAATAAAATTTTCTATTCGATTAATAACTTTTTTACCAATAGTAGTAATAACAGAATCAAGAAAATTATCCATTTTATCAGTATATAGTGTAGGTAATCTTATAATAATATATTTAGTTAATGTATTAATTATTCTTAATTCTGAAATTAATTTAGAAATTCCATAATTTTGTAATGGATTAGGTGTATCTTTAGGATAGTATTCTGATTTTGTTCCGTCGAATACATATTCAGTTGATAAATGAATTAATGTAATAGAATTTTTTAAACATAATTTTATTAAATCTCCTATAAAATCTATATTAATACATTTAATTGTTTCCCATTGATTTTGACATATATCAACATCTCTTTGAACAATACAATTAATACAGATTGTTGGTTGATATGTATTGATAAGATTTTCAAGTGTCGAATTATTTTTAATATCTAAATATTTCATTTTTGATTCTCCAATAGCTGATAATATTTTATTATTATTAAAATATGTTCCAATATATTCAATATTATTATATTCAAAAAATGTTACTAATTCTCTACCTACTAATCCAGATGCTCCTAATAATAATATTTTCATATTATTATTAGGAGGAATTTAGTATTTATATAGCTTTGATGCTAAAAAGTAATTAGTTAATAATAATGAATTATTTAATGTTAGTATTAACTAATCATTAATTTTATTTGTGAATGATACATTATAATTTTAATTTAAAAATTAAAAGGTAATCTCCATATAAAACACAAATTTTTATAATATAAAACGACTAATATAATTTATTTATGTACTGATTATATAGCTTCGTCAATACATTTTATCAAAAAACACACACAAAAAGGATTATATATGAGATTTGAATATTATATAGGATTTGAACGAAAATCTAAATATGGATAGTATAATAAAAATAATCTTACTACTGATATTATAAAACATTTTAGATATGTTGAACCTATAATAGACTATGAAGAAAAAATAATAAATATTGATCCGTATATTTTAGGATTATAGTTAGGAGATGGTAATAGTCAGAAATCATCTCTTACAAATATAGATATACATATAATTGATGCATGGAAACAATATGCAAATGATATTAGTTGTAATATCACGTTATCTAATATAAAGAAAAGGAAAAGTGATATTAAATTAGGTGAAATAGATTATGTAGTAGATTATCATATTATAAATCCAAATGGAAAAGGATATAAAAATAGCTTAAATTAAAATTTAAAAAAATATAATTTAATTCAAAATAAACATATTCCTGATGAATATTTTATACAATACAATAGATAATAGATTAAAACTATTAGCAGGATTAATTGATACTGATGATTCGTTGCTGAATCAAAGATATGAACAAAAGCTGAGCTTTTGTTAATGGCGAAAACAAAGCTTTCGCCGTCAAAAAAATGAAAGACTTTCTAATGATATAATTAAATTATGTAGATCTTTAAGATATTATACTCGTTTTACAAAATCTGAGAAATCATGTATATATAAAGGAGAAAAAAAAGTAGGTCTATATTATAGAATAATAATATTACTTAATCAATTTTCAAAAGAACTTCCAGTTTTATTAGAAAGAAAAAAATGGAATTATCAAGAACTAAATCATAAAAATATTTGTAATCCATTATAGATATAAATGGAAATGTACAATCTCAAGATCTATGCCTAAAATCATAGATGGTACTAGATAAAAATATAATTAAATTATATTGTAGAAAAATATAAAGTTAAAATGCCTAATATGTCTATATCATAGAATATAAATTAAAGAATCAAATTTAATTTTAAAAATTGTTATCCTAGAGCATTAGATAAAATGTATTATATTTTAATACCAAATAAAGAAAAGTATGACAAACTAATTATTAATGTAAATATTGAAATAATTGAATTTGAATGGCTTAAAAATTATAATAAAATAAAATTAAAATTAGAAAATGGTGAAACTATATCACGTATTAATAATAAATATTTATATGACTGGTTATAATCAAAAAAGTATTTATAAAAATAATTATCAAAAAAAAAATTAATAGATAAACTTTATAATAAACAAATAAGTATAAATAGTGATACAGATTTAATTGAATGGAAACTTAAACATACAGAATTTAATAAAAATCTTTTATTAAAGATTTTTGTTAAATAGTATGGGAAAAAAAGCAAAGCTTTTTCCCCACAGAATTATATAATTTTATAGAAATAAATAAAAAAACACCAACAGAAAGAACTAAATTAGGTACTTGGTTAAAAACATTAAAAACATGATTATAATAATAATCATGGAAATGTTTATAATAATCCAATAAAAAGAAAATTGTATGAATATACAATTAAAAAATATAAAGATATTATAAATAATCATAATTCAGCATTAAAAATTAAAGTTATTTATAATAATGGTGAACAAACATTTAATATACAAAATGATGTGGCATAATTTTTAAATTGTTCAAAAACAACAATTAATAAATATTTAAAAAATGGTGAATTATATAAAGGTTTTAAGATAATATAATTATAAATTATTATTTATAATATCCTAAATTTTTATTATTAACAGCTAATAAAGTAAAGCTTTATTAGCTAGTGAATTATTATAAGCTAATAATTTTACATCATTCAATTTTTCTAATTTATATTTATCATTATTTAAATCATTTATAAAATTTGGCAAATGTTTATTTATTAATTTTTCTAATAATCTATCATTTGTTATTTTATTTTGTAAAATATCGCTATCAGATATATAATTTTCTATATTATCTAAATGTTTATCAAATAGATCATTTAAAATTATTTCTTTTGGTTTAGCCTCGAATTTCTCTCCATTAAAAATATATCCAATATTATTTTGTAAATTTGTAATAATTATATTTTTTAATTCAGGGCGATTATCATTGAAATGAGTTAATTTAATAGATTTTTCTACACTTAATCTACATTCATTTAATATTATTAACATCTCTCGTTCACTTAAAATTTCTGATAATTTCTCATCTCCAAATTTAACGTATGTAATATTATTATTTATTGTATTATTAGTTATATTATTAATTGTATTATTATTATTTATTATATTATTAGTTGTATTATTTATATTATTATTTAGTAATTGTTTGTTTATTTTTTGAAAAGTTTTTGGATGCATTTTATTAGATTTTAATATATCTAAAATACTATTTTTAAATTCTTCAAATTTATTATCAATAATAGATATTTTGTTATTTATTTTATTACACACATTTTTTTGATGTTCATATTTTGATTGCCTACATGAAAATTGTTTATTACATATATTGCATCGATATTTACTTTCCTTTACATCCTTTACATTTTCCTTTACAACCTTTACATTTTCCTTTACGGATGTATTATGAAATTTATTGTTGTGATTCCATAGACTACTATTACTTGCATAATTCTTTTCACATATTTTACATCTAAATTTTTTTAAAATATCATTTAAAACATCATTTTTATCACCCATTATTACTGTAATAAACCACACCCTTAAATAATTTTTAAAAGTGAAAAAATGATCATCACTTTTTTGATGAGAGAGAGAGAGAGAGACCTCTGAAAAATACTATCAAAAATATAATATTAAAATAATAATAGATTTATTAATATCTATTAATAAATCTATTATTAGACAATTATGTAAATATCGAATATATCAGATATAAATAGATCCTTATATGCATGCCAATACATGACTAAGATGAATATATAGGCGAAAAACTTTAGTTTTTAACATTAAATAAAAATGCAGCTTTTTAATTCAATTTACCATCTATGTAATTTATTGTGGAATTCTTAATGAATTCATTTAGTCGTTTATTTAAATTTACTTTATAATTTTTAATTATTTCTATTGCACTTGGTAAAAATACATCTTGTTTATAATAATTATACAAATCCTGAAAATTGAATAATAATTTTTTAATAATTGTATATACTTGATCAATAGATTGATCATTAGTTGGATCGTATAATATAATTCTATTCAAATTAAAAATTTGTTTATCTAAATCATCTAATTTCCCATAATATATAGGTATATTACCACAACAACATGCCATAAATAATTTTTCTGTAACATAACCATCTAATTGTGTTACAAAATTTTCTGGACATATATTAAAAATAAATTCTTTTTGAAAATTTTCTCGACCGATTTTCTCAAAATCTTCATTAGGATAATTATTAAATAAAACGGATGGACATATTATAAAACCTAATTCAGATAATTTATTATAAATTGTAGTTCTTGTATGTCCATAATCATGTCGATTAATTAGACAACAATATTTTTTAATCATTAGATCATTTAATTCAATGTTTTTTACATAATTATTAATTTCATTTATTTTTTCACAAGATGAAATTTCATATGGGTCAATATACAAAGGAAATTTAATATGAGTTTTATTCTCAGGAACACACCCAACAGCTAAATTTATAAATTTATGGATATATAAATGATACATAATATAATTATTGAATTCGATAGGTTCTGTAATATTATAAATTACTTTATGAATATATTTAAATAATATTTTAATAATGTTAATATCTTGTAAAAAACTTCCACATATTATTATATCATTATTAATAAAAGAAGTTTCTGGATCATTGAGTCTATGTACAAATTGTTTAATTGTATAATTTTTATTTTTCAAAGCATTTAAATATATTATATCTTCCAAAAAATTATGCTCTGGATAATATCCTATGTATAAAATTTTAATCATTACTATATACATCAAGATATATATAATCTTTATATATTCTAATATATAAATATATATAAACATATATTTATAATATAAATATATTATGAAATTATCATTTGTATTTTCTCTTTTATATACAATTTATGGTGTTTTTAGTATTACACCAGGTACTATTCCAGATGAACCTCCGACTATTGGGAAATATAAAGCAGTATTAGATGCAAATTGGCGATGGTTGCATTATCAAGGCGGATATCAAAATTGTTTTGATGGATCTTGGAAATGTGGAAACGAATGTGATAATTGTGTATTAGAGGGTGTAACAGCGAATCAATATAAAATAGTATATGGAATTTCAGAAAATAATAATCAATTAGAATTACAATTTATTACAGAAAATAATGTAGGATCGCGATTATATCTATTAGAAAATAATAAATATTGGTTACCTAATTTATTAAATAAACAAATATCCATAGATATTGATGTATCAGAATTACCATGCAGTTTAAATGCAGCTGTTTATTTAGTTCAAATGAACTCTACAGCTTTAGATAATTTAGGTGTTGGGTATGGTGATGCACAATGTCCTACAGATATTAAATATTTTGATACAGGGAAAGCCAATACAAATAAAAGTCCTATTTGTTCCGTCGAAATTGATTTAATTGAAACTAATTCTGAATCTTTAGCATGGACTTTACATCCTTGTGATGGTAATCAATGTGATAAAAGTGGTGCAGATGCTAATAGTTATCGTCAAGGATATCATAATTTTTATGGAAAAGGAAAAACAATTGATACTAATCATCCATTTACTGTTATTACACAATTTATAGGTGATCCTTTAACTGAAGTTAAAAGATATTATAAACAAAATGATAAAATTATTGAACATCCAGGTGGTTCTTTAACATCTGAAAGTATCCAGAAATGGAAAACATTACAACAAGAACCAAATACTTTTGAATTATATGGTGGTTTTGATAGTTTAACAAAAGCTATTAAACAAGGAATGACATTTATTATTAGTATTTGGGATGATCAAGCCACTCATATGACATGGTTAGATTCAGGAGATCGTGGGCCTTGTCAACCTAATTTTAATGTACGACATACAAGTCCCAATGTTAAAGCTCGATTTAGTAATATTGTTTTAGAAGATATTGTAAATTATCCTCACAATGAGTGCGATAGTCAAAATAAATGTCAAGTTAAGCATCGTCAATTACCACTAAAATTAGTAAAATGTGTGGATAATCCAAATTATAGGGATCCCTATTGGGGTGATTCTTGTACTCAATGGGCAAGTTACTCCTGTACAGGACAAAGTTTTAGTAATGAACTTATGCAAGCATGTCCAGTTGCATGCAAAATATGTACACCATCAACACAAATGCCTGTACCAGCAACACCACTGCCTATACCATCAACAGGTTCTACGTCAGTATCTAGTGTAAATACTGGTAGTATTAGTACCACAATGCAATCGGTTTTAAATAGACACAATAAATATAGGTGTATGCATGGTGTACCGCTAATGACTTGGGATCCTGTAATTGCAGCAAATGCACAAGCATGGGCTGATATGTCAATGGGAGTAATGAAACACTCTCCGCACACTTCACGATCAAATATAGGTGGTTTTTGGGCACTAGGAGAAAATCTTGCATTAGGTGTAACAGATGCTGTTGCTGTAGATTTGTGGTATAGTGAAATCTCTAATACAAATGGTGGAATGGTTTCAGATTTTTCACCAAGTACAGGACACTATTCGCAGGTTATATGGAAGGATAGTATTACTTTAGGGTGTGGTGTATATAATAAGCTAATAGTCTGCCAGTATGGTCCAGCAGGAAACTCTGGTGACTATACACAGGTAACCCCGCCAATTCCTGGAAAAGTGTGTAGTGATGGTGGAGTTGTCTAATAATCTATGTAAAAATACTTAGGTTATTGTTAGACTATTCATATAATGTAAAAAGTTTAATATTTTAGTATAAGTAATATAATTAAAATTATATTCTTCCATATATAATAATGGAAGAATATAATTTATCAAATATTCTTAGTATGCTTGATAATCCAAAAGAATACAATATCAATACAAACTTACAAGCACATGAAAAAGATTATTTACTTAGATTATTTAGCAATAATAATGATATTATAACAGAATTACAAATATTATCAAAAAATATAATATATGATAATCAGCTTGATTATCATATAATTCCTCATATAATATTGTGTATAATACAAATCTATCAAAAATATTGTTATATTTTTGATAATGAATTTAATTCTTTAAATATTATTAAATTTACATCAGAAATTGTTATTTTTACTGCAATTCCTTCATTAGATATAAATGAAATTATAAAAATCAATAGAGCTATTGATATATGTATAAACTTAGTAAAATTAATACCACCTTTTAATTATAAAAAAAAATGTATGAATTTTTTTAAATCATGTATTTGTATAAAAAGAAATAAATCAATTTAATTTTTAATATAAAATTAAAAATTTTATATATAGATAATATAAAATTAAATATATTATCTATATATAATGATGTTCTGTAATAATAGTAAAATTCACTATTATGGTTGGGATAGAATCCAACAAAAAATTCAAGATCTAAATCATAAAATTTTGATTATTGATTATGTTGATATTTATTTTTTAAGTCATCAAGTAAAATTAATTGAAAAAGATTGGGTAGGTATAATACATCATACCTCTTCAACATTTTCTGATAATAATATAAATAATTTATTTAAACGATCAATTTTTGTAAATTCTCTAAAACATTGTAAAGGACTTATAGTTTTATCGGTTTATAATAAAAAAAATCTAGAAATTGAATTAGGAAAATTACATTTACGCGTTAATATTTATGTACTAAAGCATCCAACCCCACCAACTTTTAATAAAACTTTTAATATTCATTTGTTTGAAAAAAATTTAAATATATATAATATAGGTGGTTGGTTACGGAATCCTTATACTATTTATCATGCTCAATTTATGTATAATAACAAACCATTAACTAAATATAAATTAAAAGGTTATTCTATGAATCAATATTTTCCAAGTTCTGAAGTAGATTACGATAAGATAGCAAATAAAATAATAAATTATAAAGATTTAGATAGTAAAGATTTTATAGCTAATTATAATGAATCTTATTCCGATAAATTATATGAATTTCACCATAATCCACATTTATCTAAAACTAAAATTAATAATATCAATAATGTTAATGTAATAATTGATAATATTCTAGAATACTCTCATCCCAATAATTCAATAAATTATTATATAACTTATTTAATTCATTACTTATATGAATTATTTTCTAAAAATAAAAATATAAGTAATGATCATATTGCTCCTCTATTATATAAAAATCATAACAGTGTAAAAGAAATAGAATATGTACCTAATGATACTTATTTAGATTTATTAATTTCTAATATAGTATTTTGTGATTATATAGATTGTTCTGCGAGTAATACTATTGTTGAATGTATAGCTACAGGAACACCTATTATTGTTAATCGGCACCCAGCGGTAGAAGAATATTTAGGAAAAGACTATCCATTATATTTTGATAAAATATATGATGATGAAACAGACACATATAATTTAAATAGTAAAAAATTATTAAATGGT